CGGTATAATCCTCAACGTTTTCCGCATACCCTTCAGTGCCGAAGTGGCGAAATCGGTAGACGCAGTTGATTCAAAATCAACCGCCGCGAGGCGTGCCGGTTCGATTCCGGCCTTCGGCACCATTAGCAATTCCAAGACCATCCGAGAAAGTCCAATTATCCCTTAAAAATCAATGCTTGCAGCGATTTTTACGTCCTGAGTCGTCCGAGGTTGTCCGTTGAAATCCGGATGCCGTTGGGGGCATAATTGGGGGCATCTTAACTTCGATTAGAAATGTGCCCCCAAATGAAGCTCAATGCCAGACAGGTAGAGACCGCAAAGCCAAAAGACAAAACCTATAAAATGTCCGATGGCGGCGGTTTGTATCTTGAGGTTACGGCTAGGGGGGCAAAATACTGGCGCATGAAATACAGACGCCCCTCAGACAAAAAAGAGGATCGTCTCGCTTTTGGAGTTTGGCCGACCGTTACTCTTGCAGAAGCTAGAGCAAAGCGAGATGAAGCTAAGAAGCTAATAGTGCAAGGGATTGATCCTAAGGCTGAACAAAAGGAAGCTGACGCACAAACTGCAGGAGCTTATACCTTTGAAACTATCGCTCGGGAGTGGCACGCCAGCAACAAACGCTGGGGTGAAGACCATCGTGCACGTGTTATTCGTTATCTTGAACTTTATATATTCCCTTATATTGGCTCGTCTGATATTCGCCAGCTCAAAACCAGCAATCTTTTAGCGCCGATAAAAAAAGTTGACGCAAATGGTAAGCATGATGTTGCCCAGCGCCTTCAGCAGCGTGTCACAGCCATTATGCGCTACGCTGTTCAGAATGATTACATCGATTCAAACCCTGCCAGTGATATGGCTGGTGCGCTATCAGTAACAAAGGCCAGACACTATCCGGCATTGTCTTCCAACCATTTTCCTAATTTCTTGGCTCGTCTTTCGGCATTTCGTGGTCGAATGATGACCCGGATTGCCGTTGAACTTTCTTTACTCACTTTTGTACGATCAAGTGAGTTGCGTTTTGCTCGGTGGGATGAATTTGATTTTGATAAAGCAATATGGCGCATACCTGCGAAGCGAGAAGAAATTGAAGGTGTACGTTATTCATACCGTGGTATGAAAATGAAAGAAGAACATCTCGTTCCATTAAGCCGACAGACATTGGCGTTGCTTGATGAGCTTAAAAAACTTAGTGGTGATAACTTACATTTATTTCCTGGTGACCACGACCCAAAAAAGGTTATGAGTGAAAATACAGTAAATAATGCACTGCGAGCGATGGGCTATAAAACTAAAACGGAAGTTTGTGGGCATGGGTTTAGAACAATGGCTCGCGGGGCGTTAGGTGAGTCGGGATTGTGGAGTGATGATGCTATAGAAAGGCAGTTGAGTCACTCAGAACGGAACAATGTGCGCGCCGCTTATATACATACTTCAATACATTTAGAAGAGCGTCGCTCAATGGTTCAATGGTGGGCAAATTATCTTTACGACTGTAAGATTAACTCTCGTTCACCATATGAATTTGCCAGAGAAAGATAAGAGAAAGTAGGTTCTTATCTTCTTCATGGCATTTTCATTTTGTGATTTACTTATATCTTCTCATTATGGAATCAGCTAAATGGCTTCCGGTTCCAATAAGTCGGGCTAAAATCTTAATTTGCTCTTTACATTCTTCGCTTGTATGGACAACTGGATAATTCATAGTATGATCAATTTCCCCCCATACTTCTTCAAGCAGTGTTCTAACCTGTACTTCGCAGCAAGTAGTTTTAGTTGTTCCATTAGGCTTAATAACATAATGAATGCTGGTGTAAAAACTCTCTTTCACATGAGGGGGCAGCCCTAATCTTTCAAAATATGCTGTTGACTCTGGATCCCATGTGTATGCTTTAGGTTTTTCAACAAGAGCGTACTCACCTTCTTCGATAGCTTTCATTATCTCATTGTGAATATTCTCAAACTGGCTTAAATGCAAATGCAATATTCTAATTCCCGCAATGTCAGTAATACGAGAGAAGATATTTTCACGCGTGATCTGGCCTTTTCTCTCTGCTTCAGGAAGCACCTCGTCCTCAAGGTTCTTCCTGTGAATTTTTTCAATTAAATGTTCGGTATCTTTAAGCCTTGACCTCACAGAGTGAACATGTTTTTTTACTTTGGTTGTTTCAAAGAAGTTCCTGACATTCTTCATGAAATATTCATAAGTGGAAAGTTCTTCTTCTAATGCATCAATTATATCACTGTATCTCTCTTTTAAATTCTCCATTTCAACCCTCAATCATTTTTAATCTTGTAAGAAGGTGATCAGCAAAGTCGCTATAAGATTGTTGTTTGTTTGCATAAGTTTGTCTGTTGCCAGAAACGGTAGCTTTATCTTCCGAAGTTAATTCACTTGATTCAGGAACCAACCAGATTGGAGTCCTATACTTTTGAGCCATTGAAGGAAGTGTATTGTGTGAGTGTATAACAGATTTACCTCCGATAGGTCTCATTATCTCTTCAGGTTCTAATTCCTGATAGCATTCTTCAGGTATGTGCTTTTTGATAACGGCGGGTATTTTTTCAACATAAGAAAAGTGTGCTGTAGCTAAATCTAGCGAATTTCGGCCCTCATATTTTTTTGCGTTGTAAATTGTATAACCTAAGAATTTTACAAACTTCTCTGGGAATATAGTCCTTTTCTTTTCAGGCAACAATTTATACATGGTGTCAAATTGATTTTTCCATAGGCTAAGGGATTGTCCTATATTCGTAAGCCCAAATGTGGAGAACATGTCAGGCATGCAAGGTACGAAGAAGCCTGTTGATGTGGATATAATTACTCTATTCAACATCCCTAAGCTTGGAGATGTGTCTATAATGGCAATCTCATACCCATGCTTTTCTTTAGCCTCTAGACAGATGTTCCTAATACTTGTAAGTAATCTCAATGCTTGAGGGTCTCCCATAAAAGCATCGCTCCAGCTTTTTGATATTTTATCTTCATATTTATGTAAGCTTAGTCGACCTGGGATTAAACCAAGGTTCTTATTAACCTCATATATCTCTCCAACTGAAGTTGATTCAAAAACACCGTCTTCAATAGGTTTCAATAAGCAGTGAATGCTCCTAGGTTTCGCAAGAAATTCCTCATAGGTAAGTTGGCTATCTGCTAGGGCTGACTGGTAATCCTCAATAAATGGTTCTTCATCAAGCCATAATTGCTCAAGAGTTTCAGGTTTGATGCAATGCAGGGTTAAGTTTGATTGAGGATCCAAATCAACCATCAACGTTTTGATGCCTTTTTCGGATAAAGCGTAAGCGGTATGATAAGCCAATGTGGATTTTCCAACCCCACCCTTGTTGTTGAAAATGGATATTATTTGCATTTATGAATTCCCATTGAAATAGTTTAATAAGATTAATATTATTAACTTATAAATGTAAACATTTTTAACAGCGCTTTGACCTGTTCCAATTCCATATGTTTGGATTTAAGACACTTAAAGTTCAAGCCAGATGCATTAGGTGCATGGTGGCCTATGAAAAAAATTAAGAAATGGATGGGCTTATACCTCTGGCGCGCGCTCGTAGCCCCGCCACGCCTGCCCGCTTTATACAGCGGTTTTCATGCACCTGCATGATTAGCTCTGAGCCGCGCCGCCGCTGGTCTTTTCTGCCGTTCCCGGATGCCGGAGATTCATGCGTTTTCATGCAGCATAGACATGCACTCACGTAGCGGAAGTAAAAAAGCCCGGCACGGGGCGGGCTTCGGTGAGTTTCTGAGTCTGCGGGTCAGAAAAGTTTACGCTTGCTGCGATCGGTTCTGGCTCCCCGAAAAGGATGCGCACCGCTCACGCTCAGCACGTCATCCCGGAACATCAGCGGCTGGTTTACACCCGTCCACTGCCTGATAAGGCTGATAACATATCTGCGGTACAGCGTGTCGGCATCGTTCGCGCCTTCGATAACGCCCGGTGCATGCGTTGAACCATTCCGTTCAAACTGGCTGTACTTCATCCTGAGCAGGCTGCTCAGCTCTGCGCCGTGAATGATAAAGAAGTCATCAATCAGCGTATCAATGCGCTCATCCGTGATGCCCTCATGACAGAACACGTAAGCGTTAGCCTTACGCCCGGTCACGTCGGCCAGCACCGGCAGCTGCTTTTCCTTTTCGGCAATCAGCCCGGCTAGGTCTGACGCCGTTTCCTGCTGTTCCAGATACTCCGCGCGCAGCGTCTTCATTTCCGGCGTGACGCTGCCGCCATTCTGTCCCAGAAGTTCACGGAAGCGTGCCCGGTTGTCCCGGCTTGCCTGCTCCATTTCGGCCTTACGCTGGCGCAGCCCGCTGAGATTTTCAGTGGCGGCATTTTCGGCCTGTCTTGCCTCCAGCCAGGCCAGCATCTTTGTATTAAGGTCTTCAATACGCAACCGCCACTCAGAGGACAGCCCCTTTACCAGCTCGGTGGTGTGGCTGATTACGTCGGCTACGGGTAACCGCAGGAGCCATCCGGCTTCCTTAAGAGGCCGCTGTGCTCTGGCCTGCGCCGTGCCGATACGGTTACCGGCGGCCTGAATCTGTTCGTCCGTCATCTGCTGCTGTGTCATGCTGTTTTTCCTCTCTGTCAGGGCTGTGCGTGGCGGTCTTTGCGGGTGCTGGCTGAACCATAGCGGCCCAGCGTCTGCGGCTGGCGAACCGGCGCGTCATTCTGCGGTTCCGGCTCTGCCGCTGCGGGCTTGTGCGGCTTCATGATGATTTTCTCGACGCTCTCCAGCGCGGTGAACGTGCAGGAGCATTCGAGGTTTTGGCACTGGTACCAGGTACGCTTTACGGAGGGCGCTTCATAAGCGCTGGTGCGGGTGTGGGCCACCTGACCACATTCGGGACATTTCAGTGCCATCTCGTTTCCTGTCGGCTGGTTTCAGTAAGTCAATTGTGCCGGGTCTGGCACAGCGGCTTCTACCGGAGGGCGTTGTATGACGGACCAGACAAAAGCATGACTTCTGGCGAGCCAGGAAAAGGTCTCACTGAAGCCTGTTATCAGCTTTCAGTTTTATATAAATCCTTCACTATTCTTCACCAGAGAGAAAAAAATAGTGAATACAGTAAATTAAAAGGTGAAGATTGAAAAAGTAATCCTTCACCTTCTGTTCACCATCGTTCATCGCCGGGATTCCGGCCTTATTCGCCCTTTAGAATTATTAGTTTTTAAAACCCGACTGAAGCAAACTTAAAGTTATTGGATAAAACCTTACTATCCCTCTTTAGTGCTATTTAGTACTGTTCACGTACGCCCATGTTTTATGTGGTTTTTGTGCGACCGGTCAGGCAGATTTCTGTTGTTGTCACCGGCAAAAATATTCGCAAAATAAAGAGCTACCCGATGCCGTACACACCTGTGCGGCGCTTAACGGACATAAAAAGAGGTAGCTCATGCACACGACTTCAAACGCTCATTTATCTGCCCCGGCGGCCCCTGCCATGCCGGTATCATTCCCGGTTCAGGAGCGCTTTATGCGCCTGCCGGAGGTGATCCATGTTTGCGGCCTGTCCCGCTCAACCATTTACGACCTCATCAGCCGCAGCGCTTTTCCGGCGCAGGTATCGCTTGGCGGCAAGAACGTCGCGTGGCTTGCCAGCGAGGTCAGCGCCTGGATGAATGCACGCATCGCCGCACGCGGTCAGGAACGTGCAGCATGATCTCCACCAACTCTTGAGATTTTCCGCCATGCTGCATTTTCCTTTGTTCCCCGGCTTGCACGCCGGGGCTATTCCCTGGTACAGTCTTTATGCTGTCGCAAAATCGGCAGCCGGGATTGGCGTCCTGAATACAACGTTGGCGACACCAGACGCGCCTTGCGTCTTTTTTTGTGTCTGTGCCCTGATGCACCCATTTTTCGGGCGACGGTTCTGTATCTGTCGTACCTACCGCGTAATGGTGGCTCAGGCGGGGGCTTCTCATGAAGCGCCGGTTTCCAATGTTGCCGGTTACGCCAACCCCGTCTGGGCTACCACCAGTGAAATTGGCGTTTCCGGTGGTGGCTGTAAGCTACTAACATTGGAGACTGCTATCATGGCTACGGTCCTTAATTCCCCATACCCTCAGTTTGTTTTCGTCTTTGCCGCCGTGCGTCGTACCGAGCGTCAGCAGCGCATCCACATGCTCCGCACCGTTGCCGCTGACGAACGCGCCGTCCGCCTGACGCTGGCCCGCGACTACGTACTGTCCCTTGCTGCCCGCCTGCCGGTCCGGGAGGTGCTCGCATGACTCACGCCACCATTTCCCACGCCGACCTGTTACGCCTTGAGCACCTGCGCAACGCCGGGCGCTTTATCAGTGACATGACCCTGCTTCAGGAGTGCCACGAGTAGCCACCGGCCACACAGCAGGCGCAGCTGAATTCGCTGATTTTCCTCATCACCGAGCAGCTGGACGGAGTGGTAAACCGCTGTCAGGACGGCTGGATGAACGGGGAGGTTGAGCCATGAGTACACGTACCCTTTCCCCCGAACTGCATTCCGCGCTTTCACGCCGCGCGGTGGCCTGCGCCTGGCTGACCGTCTGCCGCGAACAGAAGCGCTATCCCGGCCTGACGCTGGCGCGCCTTGAACACGCCATTGAAACCGAGCTGGAAGGCTTCTATCTGCGCCAGCACGGACGCCAGCGCGGTCAGGAAATTGCCTGCGCGCTGCTCGACGACCTGCTGGCCGCCGGGCCGCTCAAGTCGGCCCCGTGCCTGAGCTTTCTGGGACAGGTGGTGATGGATGAACTCTGCGGGCGCCTCAAAGACGCGCCGGTGCTGCACTGAGGGAGAACGGAATAATGAAAATGACCGTATCCGACGCGGCAAAGGCCGCGCAGGGCCAGTGGCCCCGCATTCTGCCCGCGCTGGGCGTGAAGGTGGTGAAGAACCGCCATACCTCCTGCCCGGTATGCGGCGGAACCGACCGTTTCCGCTTTGACGACCAGGAGGGGCGCGGCACGTGGATTTGTAATCAGTGCGGTGCCGGTGACGGCATGGACCTGGTGAAAAAGGCCCTCTCACTGAGCCTGACCGAAGCCGCCGCGCGGGTAAACGGCCTGACCGGCAGCATGCCACCGATGGACAGCACGCCTGTCGCCAGCGCGGGCGAAGATAACGAAGCCGCACGCGCCGCCGCCGTGAAGCAGGCCCGGCAGCTGGTCAGCACCGCGCAGCAGGCAACCGGCAACGCCTACCTGTCCCGTAAGGGCTGGCCGGAGCAGTCCTGCCTGACGCTGACGAAGCCGCAGAAAGTCGCGCTCACGGCCTATCATGCCGGTGACCTGCTCGTTCCCCTGCACGATACGGGCGGCCAGCTGGTGAACGTGCAGCTGATTAACGCCGCGGGTGAAAAGCGCACGCTGAAGAGCGGACAGGTAAAAGGCGCGTGCCACGTTCTGAGCAACGGCAAACCGGCAGCGCGCATCTGGCTGACGGAGGGCTACGCCACCGGCCTGACGGTGCACAACCTGACCGGGGATGAGGTGTGGATTGCCCTGTCGTCCGCTAACCTCCTTTCTCTGGCTGGCCTTGCCCGTGAAAAGCACGCCGCGCTGCCGCTGCTCATTGCTGCCGACCGCGACCTGAACGGCGACGGCCAGGCGAAGGCGAAGCAGGCCGCCGAAGCCAGCCGCGCCGCCGTGGCCCTGCCGCCGGTGTTCGGCGACTGGAATGACGCTTTCATGCAGCACGGTGAGGAAAGCACCCGGCGGGCGCTGGCCGAAGCCGCCACGCCGCCCGTCGCCAGTCCGTTCGACGTGATGAGCGAGGCGGAGTTTTCAGCCATGAGCGCCAGTGAAAAGGCGGAGCGGGTTGCGGAGCACTACCGTAGCGCGCTGGCCGTGGACGCCAGCGGAGAAATTCTGTCCCGCTACCGCTCCGGCGCGTGGAAGGTGATTTCCGGGAAGCAGTTTGAGCGGGACGTGGCGAAGCTGTTCCAGCGCCTGCGCGCGCCGTTTTCGGCGGGCAAGATTTCGGGCGTAGTGGAGACGCTGAAGCTGATGCTGCCGCAGCAGGCCGACCCGGCGCGCCGCCTGATTGGCTTTCGTAACGGCGTGCTGGACACCCGCACCGGCGACTTCAGCCCGCACAGTAAAGACTTCTGGCTGCGCACGGTCAGTGAGGTGGACTACACGAAGCCTGTTCAGGGTGAAACGCTGGCAGACCACGCACCGCACTTCTGGCAGTGGCTCGACCGCGCCGCCGGACGTGACCCGGCCAAACGCGACATCATTCTGGCCGCGCTGTTTATGGTGCTGGCGAACCGCTACGACTGGCAGCTGTTTCTGGAGGTCACCGGCCCCGGCGGCAGTGGCAAAAGCATCATGGCAGAAATCGCCACCATGCTGGCCGGAACGGACAACACCACCTCAGCCACCATTGAAACGCTGGAGTCGTCGCGCGAACGCGCGGCGGTGATTGGCTACTCGCTGATTATTCTGCCCGACCAGGAAAAGTGGAGCGGAGACGGCGCGGGCATCAAGGCCATCACCGGCGGCGATGCGGTTTCCGTGGACCCGAAGTACCGCGACGCCTACTCAACACATATTCCGGCGGTGATTCTGGCCGTCAACAACAACCCGATGCGCTTCACCGACCGCAGCGGGGGCGTGTCGCGCCGCCGGGTGATACTGCACTTCCCGGAAATTATCCCGGCAGACGAGCGCGATCCGCAGCTGAAGGAAAAAATCAGCGGTGAGCTGGCCGTTATCGTGCGCCAGCTGATGCAGCAGTTCAGCCAGCCGCAGCAGGCCCGGTCACTGCTTCAGTCGCAGCAGAACTCTGACGAGGCCATGCGCATCAAGTGCGATGCAGACCCGATGGTGGACTTCTGCGGCTACCTGTTCACCACGCCGGAGCCAAATGCGCTCTATATGGGGAACGCAAGTATCAGGCCGCTTCAGCCCAGGCGTTACCTCTATCACGCCTATCTTGCTTACATGGAGGCCAACGGCTACAGGAATCCGCTCAGCATGAAGATGTTCGGCCTGTCGCTGGAGAGCATCATGCGGGAATACGGACAGCACTACATGAAGCGCCGGACAAAGCTGGGTGTTCAGACCAACCTTGATCTGACGGAAGAAAGTAGCACCGACTGGTTGCCAAAGTGCGACGCCCCTCCAGCAGCATGACTATCTAAACCGGCGAAAGCCGGTTTTTTATGCCTGAATTTCACCAGTGATGAATGATATCCTTCACCCTACATCTATCATTCATCAGGTAATTCACTGATATATATAAATAAAAATGAAAGGTGAACAATGTGAAGGGTTTTCTGTAAAATCTTTTTTTATCGAAAATTTGAATTCAGTGTCCTCTACTACAGTTAATAAATCTCAAATTTTGATTATGGACGAACCTCAATTCGGCAGATAAGGTACTGAGACAGTCATAAAGGAGATGCGTAATGGATACTGTCGAAGAGCTGAAAGGGACGTATTTTTACAAAGGAATGTTCAATCTTTCCGCTGGAGAGCTTTTTTTCTTCGTGTTCCTGGATGAGGCTCAGAAACAGCTTGGTGTGGAAGATGTAGCCACTTTAGCACTAATAATTTTAGGTCAACCAACCCAAACCACGCGCGCAAAACCAGCCGGAACAACTAAGGGAACTTCAATCTTAAGTGCAAATCTTCGTGTTTGGTTAAAGATTAGAGTGCACCGCTGGCCAACACTTACTACCGAAAGCATTAAAGGATTGAGATTCAGTTACGTAAATAACCTGGGTGCTTTCGCTGGGCGCTGGATACCCATATTGGGTATAGGATTTATCATGAATGACGTGGTTCAAATTGCATGGAAAACGACTCACAGCTATAACCTGATTGCAAAGGAAGGTGACAAGTTATGGTAAAAGACACAATGGAAAGCGCTGTGTTGGAATGGTATGACAATAATTATAATTCTAAGCCTCTTTTTGCAAAAAATAAGCCTGAGCTAACGCTTGAAACCAGTCTATCAACAGGTAAATATCCCTGGGCCAGAGAAACTGGCGACGAAATAATGAATGACTATTTCGAGCGATTTAACGTCGATAGCAGCGAATTTGATTTTCTTGCATACTGGCCTTATGAAAAAGGATTTCTACCTAACTTCTTAAGGCCTAAATCCCAAAAGCTCCCTGACGTTGAACCGAAACCCTTGACGATTCATATGCTCGTTGAATCAGCGAAAGCCGGACGGTGGCTTTTCAGCTAATCGATGCAAGTTGCTATCTCGTCCAGTAAGGGCCAGTGCGGTTAGGTTCCGTCTTTCGGAGACTAACTCATCGGTCGGGGAATCTGCTGGTTGGCTACTCTTCAATCTTAGAGACCATCTGCCCTTAAAAAATTGATTAAAATAAAGCGGGGGCACAAAAGGGGGCATTCTTAGTTTTGTGTAATTTTATTTACATACAAAACATATAGTTGCAGTATTGTTTGAGTCCGGCCTTCGCACCATTGAGATATACGAGAACGTCCGGGATAGTCCATAATTCCCTGAAATTAAAGCCGAAAGGCTTTTTTTTTGGTCCAAATCCGTCCGGGCACATCCGTTGACATCCAACATAGTTGGGGGTCAAGATAGGGGTCACTTCGCTTCGATAAACTTTTGACCCCCAAATCATGCCTATAACTGACGTTGCGGCCCGTACCGCAAAGCCTCGCGAAAAAGAATACAAGCTCACGGATGGTCATGGGCTATACCTTCTTATCAAACCAAGCGGATCTAAACGCTGGTATCTTAAATATCGCTTTGAAGGCAAAGAGAGCAGAGCTGCACTTGGCGCATATCCTCTGATCACGCTGGCTAAAGCGCGCGAAAAACGCGATGAAATTCGCCTTCTACTTGCTGATGGCATCAGCCCCAATGCCAAAAAAGAAGAAATTAAACAACAAGAGCAGGCTGCGCTTAACACTTTTGAGAAGGTAGCTCGCGACTGGCATGCGAGTAACAAACGCTGGTCGGATGGCCATGCAGAGAGAGTATGGCGGGATATGGAGCGCAACATACTTCCAGCCATCGGAATGCGGAACATCGCCGACTTAACGACACGTGATCTACTGCTCCCCTTACGTGAAGTAGAGCAAAGCGGTCGGTTGGATGTTGCCTCGCGTTTACAGCAGCGTGTTACGGGCATAATGCGTTATGCCGTTCAAAGCGGTCTGATTGAAAGAAATCCAGCTCAAGACCTTGCTGGAGCAATCGCAACCAGAAAAGCGACTCACCGCCCAGCTTTACCACTGGAACGCCTGCCTGAATTTCTTCAGCGTGTTAAAGCCAGCAGGGGGCGCTTACTTACCAGATTGGCCCTGAAACTCAGCCTGTATGTATTTATCCGCTCCAGTGAACTTCGGTTTGCGCGGTGGGGAGAAATTGATTTTAAAAAAGCACTCTGGACTATTCCTGCCGAGCGTGAAGCTATTGAAGGGGTTAAACACTCTCATCGAGGCTCTAAGATGCGTACCGTCCATCTTGTTCCGCTTTCGCAGCAAGCTCTGGCGCTATTGGAAGAAATCAAAGAATTGAGCGGCAATAGAGACCTTATCTTTCCAGGTGATCACCGTCCGACAAAGCCCATGAGCGAAAACACCATTAATAATGCTTTGCGAGTAATGGGTTACGACACTAAAACGGAAATATGCGGCCATGGTTTCCGGGCCATGTCGTGTAGCGCCTTAGTTGAGTCGGGGCTTTGGTCACGCGACGCGGTTGAAAGGCAAATGAGCCATCAGGAAAGAAATGGTGTGCGAGCTGCGTATATCCATAAAGCTGAGCACCTTGAAGAGCGCCGTCTTATGGTGCAATGGTGGGCAGATTATCTAGATAGCAACAGTGGATCACATATAACCCCATATGAGTTCGCAAAGCGCTTTACAAAATAAAAAGTTTTTAATTACAAGTGTTCATACTGTTCACCTTGCATTATAAGTTTTTAAAATCAGTTTCTTAGGTGGTGATCGGTTGTGGGCTGCGTGTACACGGATGTTCATGTGGAGTGATCACTCTGTGCTGAGTCGTAAAAAAACCGGCCTGAGCCGGTTCGTTTGCTGTGGAGGTTATTTACTGCATGCAGGAAGCCAGTCGGCCTCACTGTCCTCATGAAGCGTGAGATTGGTCTGGACGCCGTTATTTGTCCTGCGCTTCAGCAGAATGCGCTCATACTCTTTCAGCGTCTGCGGCACTGCCTGGCCGAATGCAGTCAGGCTGAGCGGGTGCTGATGGCCGCGTGACTCCATGAATGACAGGTAGGCATGATAGAGATAGCGCTTCGGATTCAGCGGGCGAATATTGGCGTTACCAATAAACAACCCGTTTGGCGTGCTCAGCGGCATCAGGTATCCACAGAAATCAACCAGCGGATCGGCCTGTCTTTTGATATCCAGCGCCTCACCGGAAGTCTGCTGCGCCTGCAACAGCTCGCGCGCTTCGTTTGGTGAAGCAAAGCGCTGCATCAGGTGACGGACAATCACGGCCAGCTCGGTGCTGATTTTGTCCAGCAACTGCGGATCACGCTCTTTTGCCGGTATCACTTCCGGGAACGTCAGGATAACCCGGCGGCGCGAAACGCCGCCGCTGCGATCGCTGAAGCGCATCGGATTGTTGTTCACCGCCAGAATGACCGCCGGGATATGCGTTGAATAGGCGTCACGGTATTTCGGATCGATTGCAACGGCATCGCCGCCTGTGATCGCCTTGATACCCGCGCCGTCGCCGCTCCATTTCTCCTGGTCAGGGAGAATAATAAGTGAGAAGCCCACCACGCTGGCGCGCTCGCGGGAGGATTCCAGCGTGTCGATGGTGGCGGATGTGGTGTTGTCTTTTCCGGCCAGCAGAGTAGCTATCGAGGCCATCACACTTTTACCGCTGCCGCCGGGGCCGGTCACCTCAAGAAACATCTGCCAGTCATAGCGGTTTGCCAGCACCATAAATAACGCCGCGAGGATGCGCTCCTGCTTGTCGTGATTGTGTCCGGCGGCCCGCGTTAACCAGCGCCAGAATGCCGGGGCGTGGTCGGCAAGGTTTTCACCCGGACGCGGGGCGGTGTAGTCCACGCTGTTGACGGTGCGCAGCCAGTGCTCGCGGCGGTGCGGGCTGAAGGTGCCTGTTGTGGTGTCATACACGCCATTACGGAAACCAATCAGGCGACGGGACGGTTCACCCATCTGCGGCACCATCAGCTTGAGCGTGTCCAGCACGCTGCCGATACCGGCGGCCGAGAACGGTGCGCGCACCTTCTGAAACAGTGCGGCGATTTCCCGGCGCAGCGTCTTTGCCTCCATCACCTGCCATGCGCCGTTATCATAGCGGCAGATTTCCTCCCCGACCGGCGGCACGGCCAGCGCCTCCCCGTAATGGGCAACCAGCAGCTCGGCTTTCTGGCTGGCGCTCATGGCTTTCAGGTCGGCCTCGCTGACGGACTCAAAAGGACTGAGCGGCTGCGGCTGCGTGAAGTCGGTGAGCTGCGCCTGCGTGGCGATATCGCCCTGCGCCTGCCACACGTCGTTCCAGTCACCCGTAACCGGCGGGAGTGCGGTTTTCCCACCGCAGACTTTCGCCGCTTCCTCTGCCTTTAACTGGCCGGTGCCGTTGTCGTCGCGGTCGGCGGCAATCATCATAAGCGCGGCGGGGTGTGACTCACGCAGCCGCTTTGCCAGCGCGGGCAGGTTGTTGGCGCTCAGCGCCACGTAAACCGCCTGGCCGGTCAGCCGGTGCACGGTCAGGCCGGTAGCGTATCCCTCGGTTAGCCACAGTGTTTTGCCATCCGGCTCGCCTGCCAGCCAGTATGTGCCTTTTACCTGCCCGCCGGGCAGGGTGCGTTTGTCGCCTGCGGCGCTGATGAGCTGCACGTTAACGGCCGTGCCGTCTTCGCCGGTCAGCGGGATGAGCACATCTCCGGTGGCAAAGCTGATGCCACCACAGCGCAGCGCATCAGCAAGTGTGAGCGCCTGCGTACCGTGCAGCCCTTTCGATGAAAGGTAGGCGTTGTCCGTGCGGCTGATGGCGGCGGCGATAAGTGCCTGCGCCCGTGCGGCGGCGTCTGCCTGCGCGCGGCTTTTGTCTGCGGCTTCATAATGCATAAACGGGGCTGACTCCGGCAGCGTGCCGAGCATTCCGGCCACCTTCATGGCGGCCTCTTTAGCGCTGATACTGAGCGCCTTTTCCACCAGGTTAAGGCCGTCACCGGCCCCGCACTGGTTACAGAGCCACGTTCCGCGCCCGTCCTGATTGTCGAAGCGGAAGCGGTCTTTGCCGCCGCACGCCGGGCAGGCACCGTGTCGCCCCCCGGCGTGCACGCTGATGCCGAGGGCGGGCAGAAGCTGCGGCCAGAATCCGGTGGCCGCCTTTACGGTGTCAGAGACGATATGTTTCATCTGCATGTTCTCCCTTAGTGCAGCGTGATGCGGCTGGCGGCCGCAAGCTGGCTGCGGAACAGCTCATCCATCATGGTGACACCGAGCTGCGTCAGGCGCGGCGGTGCGGTCAGCAGGTCCGGCTCGACCATATCGCCCAGCATGGTGCAGGCCATCTCCATGCCCGCATCAGGGCCGTGACGGCGCACATAAAAGCTTTCCAGCTCAAGGGCGATGGTCATCTGAAGCTCATCGAGCGTGGCTGACACGGTAATGCCGAGGTTTTTGCAGGCATTCAGATAGCCCTGCGCCAGCGCGCGGCGGTAAACGGCGGTGCGTACCTCAACGGGCAGGCAGGAGTGATTAGCGGTCATCATGGCGGGCCTCCGTGGCTAACATGCGGGATTCACAGGTTTCAACAACTTTACCGAGCTGGTCGGTGAGCAGGGCGACGACCGAGGCCAGCGCCGCGCCGTCCGGGACGCAGCCGCGCGCGCTCAGGCAGTTCACCGAGTCGAACATATCGAGTACGGTCACGCCGACCGTGTGCGCGTGCAGCAGACGCAGATAGTCAGCGTGGGGAATGGGGTAGGTGTCATGGTTATTCAGGTGTTGAGACAGGGTGTTCATGCCGCCACCGCCTTAACCGGCAGACGACCGGCAAAGGACAGGACGTAATCACGGGCGAGGCTGGCACGGGCGCTGCGCTCATCGTGTGCCACGGTACGCAGCATGCAGGGACGTGCGGCGGCATCAGTGCGTCGCACGGCGGCAAAAATAAAGGTGAATTGAGAGTGAGCGGCAGTAAGGGCCGTTGTCATGAGGACAATCTCCATTGAGTAGCGGTTGCTGCTACCACCGGAGTTCCTACGCTCATGGGTGGTAGCCCGGACGGGGGTAGGAATACCGGCCTCAATGGATACCGGCCAGCCCGAAGGCTGCCCCGCCCGGGCCACCATTACGCAGACGGCACAACGGCGAAAGAACCGTTGCCCGGATAATGGGTGCACTGAGGCATAGACACAAAAAAAGACGCATGGCGCGTCTGGTGTCGCCATTGAGTAACACGGGTTCCTACGCCCGGCTGCCGATTTTGCGGCAGCACAAAAACTGTATAACGGCCGCTCGCCAGAGAAAAGCCTTTTTTCACTCATCGGGGCGTTTTCCTCAGCAACCGGTCAGGACGTGATCGGATTGCG